GGTTGGTGCCGGTCGGGCGGCAATGCGTCAGCAAAAGACGGCGGAGGGTGGCAACATGACCATCCGCGCTTCCTACCTGATCGTTGGGCCGCTTCAGGAAACTGCCGCAGAGCAGTTCCTGACCGCAGTCACCGCCTCGCAGACCAGCAATGTGAACCCGTTCGCGGGCAAGCTGCAGCTGGTCGTCGACGAGCGCATCACCGACTACAGCTGGTATCTGGCTTCCGATCCCAATGCGTTCGACACGATCCTGCTCGCCCATCTGGAAGGGCAGGAAGAGGTGTTCACCGACACACACCTCAGCTTCGAGGTCGACGGGATCAAGTTCAAGGCCCGCCTCGATGTCACCGCGAAGGCGCTCGACTGGCGCGGGCTCTACAAGAACCCGGGTGCCGCCCCTGCCTAACCATGAGTGGGCGGCCCGGCGGGTCGCCCCTCCCTGCGTGGAGATTTCACCATGAAGATCGTGACCCTGGCGTTTCCGTCGATCGTTGATGACGTCCTTCGCTACCCAATCGAAGGCGCGCTTACCGTCTCGGACGACGAGGCTAAACGCCTGTTCGACAATGGCCGGCTCGAAGGCAAGCCGGCCGATCCCCCGAAAACCAAAGACGAGAAGTAGGCGTCCGCCTGCTCGCCTCATAGCGGAGAACCCTCATGAAGAACTATATCCAGCTGGGTGACAACATCACCCTCCCTGCGCCAGTTGCCGTAACCTCCGGTCAGGGCGCGCTCATCGGCTCCATCTTCGGCGTGGCGTCCACCGACGCCGCGATCAACGAGGAGGTGTCGTTCGTCCGTGTCGGCGTGTTCACTCTGCCCAAGCCAGCCTCCCAGGCATGGGCAGTCGGTGTGAAGCTGTATTGGGACAACACCGCCAAGAACGTCACCAGCACCGTCGGCAGCAACACGCTGATTGGCGCTGCTGCGGCTGCCGTTGGCGGCGGTGCCGGCGAGACGCTCGGCAACGTGCTGCTCACCGGTCAGGTCGCCTAAGCAACCGTCCTCGCAGCCTGAAGGGCGGCAGGGCCACTGCGTCCTGCCGCCCGCTTTTTATGGAGATCAGCGATGCGCGTGATCCAACTCTATACCGCCGAGCCCGACAAGAAGGGCATCCGCCGCGAGGCAGGAGAGGAATTGACCGTCGGCACCGATGCGAAATCCGACATCGATCCGAAGCGGGCCAAGGAGCTTGTCGATCGCAAAGCGGCTGTCGTCGTGACCGCGGCCAAGGCACCGTCCCCGAAGCGCCCGACCGCCAAGAAGGCGTCCAAGCGGAAGGCACCTCCCGCCGCTAAGCCCACGCCCCCGGCTCCCGCCGCGCCCGCTCCGGCCGAAACCAAGGTCGTCGGCGCGGTCGAATGACGCCCGCCGAGGCGGCTGCGGCCGCCATCATCCACGACACCTACAAGATGCTCGTGTCCTACACGGGTGCGGGCGGAAACATCCCGGAGCTGTCCGCCGTCAAATCGACGATGGAAGCCGAGGAATACGCCGGCTCCGGCAAGACCAAGCGGCGGGTCAATTTCGAGGTTCAGCAATCGGATATCGGAACCCCGTCCGCTGATGACCGCATCGTGGAATTGCCGAGCGGCCCGACCTGGCGCGTCAACCAGAAAACACGGCTGGATGCTGTTGGCGCGTGGCTGCTCGACGTGGAGGTTGCATAGCCATGACCGTCCGCGACATGCTGTTCGACAAGATCGACGCCCGCCTGGTCGCAGCGACGATCGCGGACGAGGTAGCGTTCATGCCCTCCGGCGATCCCGACGGACTCACCGCACTGCAGATCTTCGATCAGGGCGAGACGCGGATCGAGAGCGAAGCCGGCACCGATCGCATGCGCCTCGTCTTCACGGTTGAGGGCTATGTCGCGGGTGAGGGCGGCAAGGCGGTGCACCGGGCGCTCAACGCGCTGCGCGCGGGTGCTGTGCTGGCCCTGTTCGATGGCTCTCCTGAAGGTGAGGTGCTCGACAGCCTCGCCGAGGAAATCGAGCTTGGCGACTTCTCCCTGGACATCGCCGTTCTCGCCGAGCGGCGCTCGATGGCCTTCGTGCAAGAATTTTTCCTGACCTACGCCACGCGGCGCGGCGATCCCGCCACCCCCGCCTGACCCCTCCAATCCCGACATTCTCAAGAGGAGACGACCATGGGTGATCCATATATCCGCCCGTCCAATGTGGCGATGCTGTTCAAACTCGAAACCACCGAGGATGTGGACGCGGCCCCGGTCGCGGCCGACGCCTTCCCGTTCGAAGAGGACGGCTATAGCTACAATAGCCCGTACCGCTCGGAAGCCTCGCGTGAGGCTAACGGATCGATGGTCGCGGGCGCTCCCATGGTAATCGGCCAGCCGGCGCAGCTGAGCATCCGCTTTCGGATGAAGGGCGCGGGGCCGGGCGTAACCTATTCGGCGAGCGTCAAGCCGCCGCACCACGCGCTGTTGTCCGCCGCAGGCAAGCGCGGACTGTTCACCGCGCCGATTGCGGCTGCTGCCTTGACCGCTGGCACCACGACATCGGCGAGCCTCGGCACGGGCTTTGCCTCCACCGCGCAAGCGTACCGCGGCATGCCGCTGGTGCTGTCGGGCGCTGGCGCGCCTGGCACCGGGCAGACCCCGTTCATCACCGACTATAGCGCGGCCAAGCTCGCATCGCTGACCGACCTGATGGGGACGGCCCTGTCGACGCTGACGCAGGCCGCCATCCCGGCGAACTGGACCTATGCCGGCACCTCGCCGAAGAGCAGCGCCGCACGCGCGACCGATCACCCTTCGGGCACGCTCTACATCTACGAGGACGGCACGCTGCTGAAGTTCACCGGCGTTCGGTTCCGCGTTTCCGATTGGGGCGGCGATTCGGCCCGACCGGGCTTCATGACGCTGGAAGGCTCGGGCACCTTCCGGGGCAAGACCGATGCCGCCATTCCGAGCGATATCGTGATCCCCGGCCATGCCGCGCCCACGCTCGTCATGGGTCCGAGCGGTGTCAATCTGGCGCTGTCCGTCAACCGTCGCGGCCTGCCCGCGCAGAATTGGGCGATCGGCGAAGAGACCGAGATGGAGAGCCCGGACGATCCCAACACGCCGATGGGCTTTGCCGCGGCACAGCTTGGCGAACGCTCGCCCATGCTGCGGATCAACCCGCTGGCGACGCTGGTGGCTGTGCGGAACATCCTCGCTGACATCGAGGCGGGCAGTATCTACCCGGCCGTGCTTCGCTCGTCTGGCCCAGCTGGCAACCGCTGGGCGATCACCAAGCCGACCCTTACGCCCGTGCAGGCCGATCCGGGCACGCGCGGCATTCACCGCTCCGAGGATCAGCAGTATCGACTGCTGAACCCCGGCGTCGACGCGCAGGGCCGCGACGGCGAATCCATCCTCTGCTTCTATTGAGATCGGCATGATTGCACTCAACACGACGCAGCCAGTTCGGTTCGTTCCGAGCTGGTTGCGCAAAGCCGAGAACCCGCACACCTATCTGCTGAGGGCCGGGTCCATCATGGAGCGGGAGATGCTCGAGGCCGAGTTGGCCAGCGATCACCGGGCTGCGGAAGTTATGCCTTGGGATTGGGATGACGCGTTCCACTCAGGCGTGGCTGCGCTGCTTGACGCTGATGACGCGGCGAGGCTGTCCGGTCTCTATGACGCGGAGCAATCCACTTGGCACGAACAGCAGCAACTGATCGTCGCGGGGAAAGTCGAACAGGCAAAAGCACTCGATCTGCCCGAAGGCGATCGGCAGATGTTGGCAGAAGTGCGCCGCATTCTGGCTGAGCATTGGCCGCAATATCGGGCACTTGTCGCGCAGGATGCGCGGCGAAGAGTCGCCATGCCGCTGCTCGCCTTTCAGCAATTCTGCGTCGGATGGAAGGGTTTAGACGCGCCGTTCGCGCTCGGCCCCGATCGGCGCGTTGCCGAGGCGTCCGCCATCAAGGTGCCTGTCTTCGAGCTTCGCTCCGCCGGGATCGAAGCCTACCACATGCTCTATGCAGCGGGTGCGGAAAAAAACTCCGAGGCGCCCTCGAACTCGTCCGACGCCCCGGCGACTTCGCATGCGGGCGCAGTATCGACGGAGGATGGCAAATCGGGCGGGACATCTGGCTCGAAAACCCCCGCCTGACCGTCCCGCCTTGGGCGAAGGCGGTTGTCGGAATGTGGATGGCCTCAGCGCGCTATCGCGGTCCTATGACGCCTCCGCCTATGCCGTGCTCGGGAGCCTTGGGCGACCAGCCCGCCGCCCTCGTTGACGCGCTCATGTTGCTCGATGGCTGGGCCGCATCGAAGGACGGAGACCAATAGATGGACTTCGAACTTACCATCGATCGGCAAACCCTGCTGATCACCACCAACCGATATTTGGGTAGGGTTCTAGAGGCCGGCGTCGTGTCGGTCCGCACCGTCACGCGGGGGCTGGAAAAGGATCTTGAGGCCGCCACCCGCGTCGCGGCGGGTGGGAAGCTGTGGCGAGCGTGGCAATCCGTCACCTATCCAAAGCATGGCGGGGCCTATGAGCCGTCCGGTTCAGTGTTCCTCAAGGGGCGAACGCGTACCCGCGGCGCGATCAGCTATTGGTCGACGCCCGGCACCAACCGCAAGTCGAGCGGCGAGTACCTCGCGATCCCGACCAAAAATGCGGGCGTGATGAACCGCCAGCGCAATCTGACGCC